CTTCCTCTATTCGTTGTATAGTGATAACCAACCCAAAGTCAGTCAGAACATGATTCGAACATGTAAAAATATAGGTAGTTAACACGCCTCAACCCTATAACGTATACCACTTCCGCCACCTGACTAATTATTTATCTACTCACTACTACTCCATTATGAGTTAGCGTTACCTGACAAGGATTTTCTTTATCTTCTATTTTTTTGTGTCTACGTCTTAAACCTTTACAGTATTGAGAATAAGTCCATTGGGTATCGTTCTTTATGTTATAATCTTGCCAACTAAATATCTTCCCTTTAGGTTTGTTATTATTCATATCGTAAGCTATATCCTCCATATTAAAATAATACTGTTCAATAAAACTTGCTATCCCACCTACTTCACTTGATACCCAGTAATCAAATTCGTAACCTTGTTTCTTTACAAATTCGTCTACATAAGCGTTGCAAATACGATTATATTCGTTATTTAAAGTGATTATAGTTTCTTTGCGTGTCATTATTTAATGTATTTCATATCACAAAAGTATTAATTTAATTCATAATAACTAATTAAATCTTTTTAATTAACAAATTATGTTTTATATTCTAAATGTCATGTTTAACCTTATCTTCTTACTATAATACCTATTTTTTACTTATCATATATTGATGAAGGAAATTACCAAGTTTATCTACTAACTTCTCATCAAGCCAACTTTTACTATCAGCGTAGAATAACAGGCAATGCATCATCTCATGAAAAAACGTGCTATCAATAATTTCAGTTTTATAATCAACCCAAACCTTTTTACTCTTATATTTATTAGCAATTATTATCTTATTCTCGAAAGGTATAAACTGACCGTAACACTTATTCTTATGGCAGTATTCGTTATCAATAATAATCTCAATCGTTTGTCCTAGAAGTTGGAAGGAAGAAGGTATAATCATAGGTTAAAAAATATAATCGTGATTACTAACTTGCCCGTTTAAATAATAGTTCCTAAAAGTAAAGCCACTCATACTGTTGTTAAAGTTGATTTTCACCCAATTTGATGGAGGAGCAAAGCTTGGAAAGTTATGGTACTGAAACTTTTTACTGCAAGATTTATCTATAAGTGATTGATGACTATCTCCTTTATCAAACTCTATAATAACATTTTTTTTGTATAAGAAGTTCTCGTCAATAAAATGAGAAATAGTTTTTATAATTTTATCATTTATTTGCGGCTTAAGACCAAACTTCATTGTGCCGCCATCTTTCCCGTGACACTCAATTATACAGAATTTATCCATAACCATATAGTAGTCCATAAACTTACGCTGTATGTTTACTGTAACCTTATTAGGGTATTTTATTTCAATGTAAGCTTTAAATGCTGAATTAACTATATAGGCAAATGAACCGCTATGGTTATCATCGGTAATATTATTACAAACAATCTTGTCGTAATAAGGAATTAGGCTGTCAATCATTTTAATCTTAAACCTTAATCCTACATCAAAAGCCATTTGGTTATCCATATTCTGCGGTAAATGGTGTTCTCTACGAATTGTCATGCCGTCCCAACCGTCCATATAATCCCCTAAATCACTGATATACAACGTATTAAACTTTTTATGTTCTAATATCCATTTAAGGGATATTGCTAACCTATTATTTAACTCTTCCTCATCCCACTTGCCTTCGTACAATGCAAAGCCATCTTTATCTACACACATTCCAACGTGAACGTCTGTGTAAATAAATCTATCAAAGCCATCCATTTTAGTTGGAGTAGATGCTAGGCTAATAGGTTCTATTTTATCCTTAAATATTGATAGAAAGTCTATTTCTTTAGGTTCTGTTTCGCCTTCTTCTATAAAATTAGGATTCTTAATAAACAAACTAGCGGTTTTATTTTTAAGCCACATGTGTTTAACGTTCCCAAAATCTACGTTCAATTCTTCCGTTGCATCGTAAATGCCTTCGTGGTCGTCTAGTATTCTTCGTTTATTTCTAAGAATATACTTTCTAAACTCTCTTAATTCACTATTTTCAAGTGTAAGTTTTAGTTTTTGACAAACCTGTCTTGCAATTTCGGTGTCTGATTCTAAATTCTTTTCAATAATAATTTCTTTTATTGCCTCCTCATAAATCGCCCACCTAGATTTTTTGTTATTCGCCATGTTTATTTGTTTTTTACTATTTCTATTAATTTTTTAAGACATTCAAGTTCTGCTTCTTCGTAGGTTTTAAAATCTGTTTCAAATTCTGATATTGATTGGCTGTGGTTTATTATTTGATAATCACAATTAACATCATTTTCCAATGAATTATCTAATCCTATTGAATGATATAATCCATACTTCTCTCTAAACCATCTAAATGCTTGTTGGTATAGTGGTGCTGAACATTCTTGGTCAGCATGTGTATATCCATCAGTTCTTGTTTTTTCTTGGATTAGCCAGTTTTTAGATTTCCAATATCCAAAACAAAGTTCGTCAAATCCTAATTCTTTAAGAGCTAATGCCTGTTCATAGCTAACAAATTCTTTATTCATTATTTTTATTTTATACTATTTGGATTAATTTAACAACCAAATTCTTTTTTTAATTTTTCAAACTCCGCAAATCTTTTTATTTTTTCCTCTTGTTTATATCGTTCATTATTTTCCTTTTGGCGTTTTTCTTGCTCTTGTCTTTCTACCTCTTCTTTATCTTTACGTATTTTAATTAGCTCGTCTAAATCGGTAGTTAAATCTTCCGCAGTAACTATTTCACTTCTATAATCGATTCCTCCATATGAGGTACTCCACGATTCGTTACAATAAAAATCACCGTTACTAGTTAATTCAATTGAGTCTGGCGTACTATTGGTTTTGGCCAAATAAATTTGTTCTACTCTGTTATAGATTGTTTCTAATAATTTTGTTGTTATTTCCATATTATTTGTTTTTATTAAAAATTATTTATTGATTCAATTTTTGCAGTATCTAAAAAACCACCCATCAATTGTCTTTGTTGTAAATCGGTATTTAGTTTCATGTTTATTTGGTTTAAAAAACTTTCCATTTCTGGCATTGGAGGCAAATAACCACGACTACAATTAGCATATAATTGGTTTATAAAACCTCGCTTTAAATCGGATTCATACTGGTGTCCAGTTCTCATGTAATAGTAAGCAGCTCTAACAGTTTGACTTCTATTAACTCCCGCATGGCAATGCAAATAAACCCTGCTATTACTTTTTTCAGCTGCAAATAAAACTACCATCGCTCCATAAATTGAATTTAAGCCAATATCTCTTTTACATTCGTTCATTGGAAACCAAAATGACTTTATATTATTGGCAATTAGTAATAAATGATGACTTGTGTAGTATTCGTCAGAAACGTTAATTACATAGTCAAATTCATTTACATCAAACCTTCTATTATCTTCGTGAGGGAATCCTCCAACTATTAAATTTTTTTCAAACCATTCTTTAAATTTTGACATATTATTTGTTTTTCAGATTATCAATTTCTCGTTGTAAGTAAAATAAAGCTTTTTCTAAGTCTTCAAGTTTATCGCCTTTCTTGCCTGCTCTAAGCACATATTTTGTACAATTACCTAGCATAAAGTTTAAGTCGTAATGTTCTATTATCTTAATAGGTTCAAAAGGGTTATCTTCCCCTCCGTAATGTACTGGGTGATTGACTTTGTTTTCCATTTATTTAATTCCAAATAGGTTTTTAATATTGTTTAGCATATCGTCTGATGAGAAATCAGGCTCTGTAATATCTTCTATGCTAATGAAATTTAGCCTGTCATTTATTTGACGTTTAGCATCTTCAATGCTATATGCTCTTACTTTTGTACTCATTTTCCTTCCGTAAAATTCAAAGCGCAATATGTAATCTTTCATTATACAAAAGTAGTGATATTTAGCTAAATAACAAGTTAAATTAATTTAATACAATTATACTATTAGGTATTATACCTTTGTGGTATGGAAATAATAATTGACAATACCTTGTTTACTGTAACCAAAAAGAAGAATTATGGAAGCCACTTTAAAATTTAACCTGCCGAAGAAGCAACAGAACACCTTCGTTGCGTAAAAGCTGATAGTATATATATGTGCTTATGGGAATTTGACCAATATTTAAGGGAGCAAATTAAGTACCACGAGAAGAATGAACTGCAAGTTGTGAGGGATAGGCTGTCGGAAATAATGTTCGAGAATGGCGTTGGGTTTAATGAGTTGGCGGTGGGATAGTAAAAACATTATGTTAAGTAGAAAAATAAATAAAATAAAACTTGCACATATAACAACCGTTTAATATATTTGCACTCGTACTAAACGTATTTATTTAAATGGAACATTCAATAATAACAAATCAAGAACTAGGACACGCTTACTTTTATTGGGAAAGCAAACACGGAAGATTATTTTTAGCAAAGCAAATTATGTTTGAACTTGGCTATAAAGGAGTGGGAGATACTTTAAGAAGTTATGAATTAATAGATGGGCATGATTTCATAAAATTCACTAAGAAAAACGACCCTTTTCTGTTTAAAGAACTGTTTGATTTGAAATCAATCGGTCAAAGAGCTTCTGAGATAATTATGCTAACAGAAAGTGGTTTTTGGAAGTTATTAATGCAAAGCAGAAAATCTGTTGGTGTAAAAACAAGACATTGGTTAGCAAGTGAGGTTTTGCCATCTATAAGAAAAACGGGAGTTTATTCAATAGCGAATAATAGCCCATTAGCTATATTTACAGAAAGAGGAAAGCAACTAGAACTAAGTAAGGCAGTAAACGCTCAAATAGGAAAAACAACAGAGGAGTATTCTAAGTTTTGGAACGACTTACATAAAATGGTTGTAGGGTTAGATGCGAAAGGAATTAAGAACTTATATCAAAGTAAAACATCTGCAAAAGAAGTTCTTAGGAAACATTTGCCGCATTTAGAAGCAACGGAAGCTGTTATAGAGGATATTTGGAAACAAGGAGTTGGATTAGAAAAAATAAAAGATTCTAATTTACATAAATCTTTAGCACACTCTTTTAACGCTATATTATCATTAGGAATTGATTTAAAAAATTTAGGTAAATAATTATGGCTATATTTAGAAAAATACATACGTCATTTTGGAGCGACACATTTGTTTCTGAATTAACAGAAAAGGAAAAGCTGTTTTATTTATACATTTTAACCAATGAAAGAACTACCCAATTAGGAGTATATGAAATAAGTAAAAAACAAATTTGCTTTGACTTATCATACAGTATCGATTTAGTATCTATGCTAATAAAAAAGTTCGAAAAATGGAATAAAATCAAGTACAATAATACCACTAATGAAATTTCTGTGAAAAATTGGGATAAGTATAATTTAAACCCATCATCAAAGGTTCAAGTACTTGTAAACAAAGAGATTGCTAAAGTAAAAGACAAAGCCTTGATACAGTATAAATACAGTAGCGATACAGTATCAATACATAATCCACAAGAAGAAGAAGAAGAAGAAGAAGAAACTAAGGAGAAGGAGATAGGCGGTTCTATCGAACCTGCCCTCCCACCTCTAACTTTAGAATTAGAAGCTACTACCCTACCCGCACCACCAAGAGAGGAATCGGAACATAAACTGATAATTCACATTAAATCTAATTACCCAACGGTAGCGAGGTTGGCGCAAATGACGAATAAGCAAGCAGAAGAGTTGGTTGCTACCTACAAAAGAGAATCTATTTCTAAAAAACTAGGGGCTATGGAAAACAAAAAATCACTATTAAAGGACTATAAATCATGCTTTTTAACCCTTAAAAATTGGTTGGATATGGATGATAATTCAAGATTAGTAAAACAGATTACTACTGGTGAAACCGAATCAGAAAAAAGAGCAAGGGAAATTAAAGAGCGAGAGGACTCTTGGAAAAAAAGGAATATATGAACGCAACAGTAATTAACTATAACGAAAAAAACAACGAGTTTTTAAATTACCACGAAACGGGCGGGGCGGGATTAAATTATACGGGTTTTGAAAGCCTAGTAGGTACATTCCAATTCGCTCACGATGGGGTTACAGACCTTACGGGGGCGGGTGGCTCGGGCAAAACTGAGTTCGCATTAGAGCTTTTATTTTACCAATCCGAGAAGTTTGGATTTAGGCATTTGCTTTACGTCCCTGATATTGGAAGTTATAAAGAAATTCGCAGAAAACTAATGGTTAAACATTATAAAAAATCTTTTAGGGGATATTCTAATTCAATACAACAACACGAATTAATATCTGCATCAGCTTGGATTGACCACCATTTTTTAATAATTGGCAAAAAAGATTTCAAAAAACCACTTACCCCTCAAATGATTTGGGAATTTGCTTCTGAATATAAAGATGATAGTGGAAGTATTCAAACATGTTTTATTGATTCTTGGAAAAATCTTTATCACCCAATTAGGGATTATGGTAGAGAAGACCAATATAACGATTATGTTTTAAGTTTTAGAAATGAATTAGCAGAAGCATCTTGTAAACATTTTATGACTATTGCTCATGCTATTAAAACAGAAAGAGAAAAAACAGGAGAAGATGATAAAAGCAAAAGAAGAATCCCTGATGCTGATGATATTAAGGGTGGTGGTTGGCTCGCAAATGGCAAAACAATTATAACAATTGACCGACCAAATAAAGAATACGAGGATTTTGATGTGTACTTTAGTAAAGTTAAGCCAGACACAATCGGTACTGCAAAACCTATAATAGGTAAATTTGGGTTTAATTGGCGAAGAAGCAGAACTTACGAAACAATTGAAGGGCAAATGTATTATGCAGGAGAAGCTCAAAATAGAGAGCAAAAAGAAACAGGTTTTAGATTTGAACTAAACGAAGATAAATTAGATTTTTAATGATGGACGAGGAATTAAAAGCATTTTTTGCGAAAGATGCTGAGATAAACAAAATAAGAACCGAAGACTACAAGAAACTTCGTAAAATCATGGACGAATATTGTGGATTTACAAATTTATCTACACAATCAGAACCTTGTTGGGTTAATTTATGGGCTATTTCTTTGTTTATAGAGAACTTTGAAGACAAAGCTATACTAGCGGAAGGAAAGTCAAAAGATAATGCCTTAAAACACCTTAAAACGCTTTATGAAATTCAACAACAATATGGCAAATTTTATTTCGAGTCAATAATCTACCGAGAAAAGGTAACTACACTTGAAAAAAATCAATTTAGGTTTATTGAAAAAATAAAAGAACTTCAAAAGGAAAATGCAACACTAAAACAACAATTAAACTTTTAAACCAAACAAAAATCATGAAAAATAAAGTAAAAAGAGAAGCACCAATTACAAAACTAGAAATTAGTAAGTTAAGTGCAGAAGAAAAAGAAAAAATGCTAATGAACGTAAGAGTAGCTTTAGTAGGCTTCCATGCCACCTTAAAGGCATCAAAACATTTAGCGGATTTTATTGAGTATCATAGGTTTATGCTTAATCCTAAAACAGTAAAGCTAATTAAAGATGCTTTTATTGAACAAGATTACTTGTGTACAATTTTAGACAAGGCATTTGACGAAAGTAAAGACTTAGACGCTCAGCACAAAGAAAATCAACAAGAAGCTAGCTATGAAATACTAGAATCTATTGAAGAAAAGTGTAAAGAGTACCTTCAAAATGAGATGGGATTTAGAATTGTAAAGGAGGTAATTGGATAATGAAAAGCAGCGTAGAACAAAATAATATATATTTACTAGATAAATTAGTAAAAGTAACTATCTGTGATGCAGAAGTTGAGCGATTATATTGCTCAAAGAAAGAAATAAAGATTTTTGGAATAGTTTTTCGAAAAGAAGGCGTGTATTGGCGTTATCTTTCTCATAATTTTATTAGCGAAGGTGCGCCCGAAAACTGTTTTATTGACGGTGAAAATATTTATTACAATCCAAGAGTTAAGTTAGATTTTGGCAATAGAGTTACTGCTACGATGTATTTTGAAAGCATTGTAGCCTGTCATAATTATGTAGCTTTTATTACAAAAGGTAAAAATATAGTTACGACCATATAAAAAAAACAAAGAATTGTGGCGGATAAATGCTAATTTAGCTGCCACAATTCTTAAATAAAACAACAAAAACATGAACATTAGACACATAATAATAAAAACCTACGACAACAAGTACGAATATTTCCTTGAAAAAGAAGAATTTAACTACGAATTTCGAGAAGAAACTAACGGAAAAGTAACCCACAAGGAATATAGAAGCAGTAATGCTGAAGCAATAGAACTCTTTGACGAATATATTCTAGCAGTAAAAGGAGCATTAGTAAGCATGGAAGTAAACTTCAAACAAACTGATTAGTAGTATGAAAATAACAATTCACCAACAAGGGAACTACGAAACAAGCGATGGATACGACCTAACTATAACAGAAATATGGTACGGAAAAGACGAAAGAATAGACTTTGAAGTACGAGGAAAGCTATATTCCAGAACCAGAGAACAGTTTGAACAAGCTTTAAGAGATAAGAAAATAGTAAAAATACCGAATTAATAAAATTTAATTAGTTATTCTACTTTGCATTTTTAACTTTGTGAAACCAAAACGAACAAATTATGACACAGAATACAACACAAAATACAACACAAAATACTAATAAGTATGTTAGTTATTTTAGGGTTTCGACCCAAGAACAAGGAAGAAGTGGTCTAGGACTTGAGGCTCAAGAACAAATGGTAAAAAGAATTACCGACAATGGTATAGTTCTATCTACTTTTACTGAAATAGAATCAGGTAAAAAGGCAAATAGACCTAAGTTACTAGAAGCTATTGCCTTGTGTAAAGCAAATAATGCTACCCTTATTGTTGCTAAATTAGACAGGTTATCTCGTAACGTACACTTCATTAGTACACTTATGGAAAGCAAGGTTAAGTTTATTTGTAGTGATATGCCAGAGTGTGATAGCTTCACTATAAATTTATTTGCAGCTATGGCACAGAGAGAAAGAGAAATGATTTCCGAAAGAACCTCTAAAGCATTACAAGTAATAAAAGCTAGAATAGCAGCAGATGGCGAATACACTACTAAAGCAGGTAAAATAATATCTACACTAGGTAATGGCACATTACAAAATAAAGAAACCGCCAAAAAACAAATGGCTTACGTAGCATCTCATAGGGTATACGAAAAGAAATCAAACATAGGGTTTACTCTTGTCCAATCGCTTTCTCAAAACGGTATTCCTAAAAAAGAAATCAAACAAAGACTTGCCGATAACGGTATCATCGTATCATTACAAACAGTATACAAATACGCAAAATAAAATGAAAACAGTAATAAAAGTAATAGTAACCTTGTCAATTCTTTGGTTTTTATTTTTAGCCACTGATTCCTTAGCTAACGGGAATCATCAAGATGTATTTAACTATGCAATTTTAGCAATTTTAACAAATATTCAATATTTACTAATAACAAAAAAATGAAAACAGAAAATTTAGAACAAGCTGCTGAAAACTATGCAGAAAAATGGAATGATTTAGAAAATCAATTTAAGCTAAGCAGTTGTTTTATTGCAGGTGCTAAATTCCAGCAAGAACAAGATAAAAAATGTTACCATCCAATGACAGAAAGGAAACACACATCAGATGTCCATTTTGAATGTACTATTTGTGGATATAATAATTATTAACCTATAACAACATTAAGAAGAAATAAAATGAAAAAAGAAACAATTGAACAAGCTGCTGAAAAATATGCAGAATCTACTCCAGATAACGACCCTGTAAGAATTAATTCATTTATTGCAGGTGCTAAATTCCAACAAGAAAGAATGCTTGAAACTATGGACGCATTTACCGAAGATGTTATGGGTGGCTGTAATTTACGAGCGAAAGAATGGTTAGAAACTTTTAACAAATAAAAATAAATAATATGGTAAGAACAATCAGAGAATGGGAAACAGTGTATTTCCAAGCAGTAAAAAAAGGTTACAACTCAGTAACTATTGAGTTAAGTTTTAACCACAAAACAAATAAATACACACTATGTACGGCAAACGAAGAGAGTGTATCATTTAAAGATGATTCTATTCAAACTTCTAGAATGAAAATAGAAGCAATCACAGCAGCAATTAAATATGTAGATAATATCATTAATAAAAAGAAATAAAATTATGAACCAAGAAACACTTGAACAAGCTGCTGAAAGATTATATCCTAAATCTTCAATACCAAGAAAACTTTTTACTAAATGTGCGAAATGGCAGCAAGAAACACATCTGGATATTAAAGATAACAAAATAGAATTATTAGAGGAAGATTTAGAATGTATTAGGATGTATCTAAATGATTTAAAAATACCTAGAACTGATAAAGATGATAAAGAGTATTCTATTGTTGGAAGGATTAAATGGCAAACAGAAAGAAGTTATAGTGAGGAAGAAGTTTTAGAAATATTATTAAAACATCAATCTGATTATAGAAGTGCTGTAAGAAATACATCTCCTTTAAATTGGAGTTTTGATATTAATAAATGGTTTGAAACTTTTAAAAAATAATAAAATGAAAACAGCAAAAGAAAAAGCAGCGGAATTAGTAGAGTCAAATTTAAAAGTTTTGTGTAGCAATCCTGCTGAATATGAACTTGAATTTTTTAAAAGCAGAGCAAAACAATGCGCAATTAATACAGTTGACGAAATTATTAATACTTTGATTATTGAACCTATTAGAGTTAATAATAAATATCAAACACCAAATTATTGGCAAGAAGTAAAAGAGGAAATAAATAAATTATGAATTATAAAATAAAAATAACCGAAGAGAACCAAGCAATTGTAAAGAGAATTGCAGACGAGAATGGAATGAATCCGAATTTATTTGATTTCAATCCAGAATCTGTTTGCTACGAAATAATGGAAGAAAAATTCGTGTATCTTGGAACAATTTTAAATAGTGAATTTCGTATTTTAACAACTGAAAAATTTATTGAAATGTTTGATAAGAAGCAAAGCGAATGGAAGCCAAAAAGAGGTGAAAGAGTGTTAGTGTGGGATGAAAATGATGACCCCGTAGAACGGTTTTTTATAGATAAAATAGATAATTGCCTTGACGGTATAATAATAGTACAACTAGAATACGAAAAAACTTTTTTAAATGGCAATGAGTTTAGGTGCGCAACTTACGAGTACATGAAACAAATACCAAAACCAGAAGCAATAGTTGAAACTGATTTTAAAACGAAGGTTGTTGAATTAATTGAAAAAAGAATTGAAATACATAATAAACAAATAGACGACTGCTATAAGGGGAAAGTAGCATATACAGCTTTAAATCTTGAAATATGCAAGGGGGAATTAGAAGATATTTTAGAACGAATAAAAGAACTATAACGAGCGAATAGTTATAGATAACGCCCTTGCGTTAGATAGAATCTATTCCTCCATAAAAGAAAAGGGAACTAGCTAACAACTACTTCCCTTTTATTGTTTATTAATATTAAAGTTAAAATATTGTTGTAAATCTTAATAAAAACATTATATTTGCAACATGATACAAGTAGATGCTAACAACCAAGTAGAGGGAAGAGAACTACATAAAGAAGTAGAAGTAAAAACAAGATACAGAGAATGGGTAAGAAGATGTATAGATTATGCCGACTTAATAGAAGGTAAAGACTATTGTTACGAACTGTGCGCTGGGAATAGAGGTGGTTCACCTGCTGTTAACCACACCTTTACATTAGACGCAGCAAAAGAAATATGTATAGTATCAGCTACTCCAAAAGCAAAAGAACTAAGAAGGTGGCTAATAAACCTATCTAACAAAGTAGAAAACGGAGAACTATTCTCTCCAGAACAAATAATCTACATGACTAAACTCAAAGAAGTATTCAAATACATTGACCTATGTAGAGAGCAAGAGAAAAACCATTTAGAAACATTCAAAACAAATAACCCTAAATCTTACAACATATACGCAGAGTTTCATACTATGAGAAATAATGCCTTAAACATACACCCTAACACAATAGACCAACGTATCAAAGAATGGTGTATAGAAAACAATAAAGCTACAACTAAAAGTAATATGTCTAAAACAGACAAACTACTACTATTAGACAAGTATGAAGTGCTTAGAAACGGTGTATGGGATTTCCTTAAAGCAAAGGAATCTAAATGGGCAGATAACGTAGCAAACCTCGTAAAAGCAATGGCTAAAACAGAAAGTATAGAAATGTATCGCAATAACAATGATTCGCTATTCCGTTCACAGCAAGTATTGCCCAATGTAAGTACTAACATATTAAGCTAAGGAGATGGTTGGAGAGGATTGTGTTCAGAGAGGGGTGTTAAACGATGGTGATGTTAGAAAAAATATATGGGAGTATAAGTCAATAGTCATACGCACTCATTTGACTTCTGCGCTCCTACAAAAAAACACCCGCACCCCTTATAAACCACTGCACACCAATTTTTTAAATATATATGTAAGCAACAACAAGCATATAAATTTATTAAAATTAAAATATAAAAATCTATCATTCAACATTTTAAACCATGCTAAACGTTCA